GAATAAACGCCTCGTTTCGGACGCTGGCGCACCGCTCACTCTCGTCAATCAAGAGCGTTGTCCAAATCTCCACGCTGGTCTGCTTCGTCAAACGAAGGACAAGAACGGCGACCCAGACAAAACATCCGGACTCGACCACTCAATGGACGGCTTTGGCTATTTCGTGTGGCACTTCTGGCCGCAGAACGGTGACGGGACCTTCAAAGAGGCTCATCTCGGAACCTGATGAACCAGAACTGTAAATAGACACTGAATCCATTCAGGGACACAAAATGACCATTGACCCATCCAAAATTTCAGCGAAGTTCGCCTCAGTCAAGCCGATGTGGGACAAGGTTGATGCGCTGTTCGGTGGCACCGAAACTATGCGGCTTGCTGGCGAAAAGTATCTGCCGCGCAATCCACGCGAAAAGCAAGACGACTGGATTGTTCGATTGAATCGCACGGTGCTGTTCAACGCCTACAAGCGCTCGCTTCAGCAGGCAGTTGCTCGCATCTTTGCTGAGGACATTACCTTCGCTGGCTATCCAACTGAAATTACTCTGTTCAGCGAGGACGTTGATTCGCAGGGCAATGACCTGACTCAGTTCGCCAAGACGCGCTTCACCGATGCAATCAATCGCGGCGTGTCATACATGCTCGTCGAGTTTCCAAAGCGAGAGGTCCAACCGCTAACGCTGGCTGATGCGCTTTCAAGTGGCGACAGCCCGTATTGGGTGCCGATCCTGGCAACGCAAGTCCTGGCAGCGCACAGCACACGCCTCAACGGCAAGGAAACACTGGCGCATTTTCGCATCAAGGAGTGCGTTCTTGATGTGTCGCCTGATGGGCTGACTGAAACCCACATCGAGCAGGTCAAGGCATTCAACAACGATGGTGTTGCTGTGACCTTCACCGTTTGGCGTCAAGACAAGGTTGGCAATTGGTTCGTCTTCGATGAGGGCGCGCTGCTCGGCATGCCTGAGATTCCAGTCGTGCCGCTTTACACCAACCAGACTACCTTCTTTGTTGGCGAACCACCGTTGCTGGACCTTGCCGAAATCAACATTGCGCACTGGCAATCAACGTCTGAGCAGCGGAACATTCTTCACGTCGCTCGCGTGCCGTTCCTCCATATGGCTGGCTTTCAAACTCCAGAAGACCCAGAAACTGGTCGCCGCAAAGAGATCGAGGTGAGTATTCACTCAGTTGCGATGGGCAACGAGAACAGCAAGGTCGAGTGGGTAGAAACCAATGGCAATGCGCTTGCTGCTGGCTCTGCTGATCTTGCTGACCTTGAGGCAAAGATGGATGCCCTTGGTATGGCAATCGTGACGCCACGCTCTGGCAATACCACCGCGACTGAGACTTCAGTCAATGCCGCTGAAGCTAACTCAATGCTGAAGGACATGGCGCTGTCGCTGGGTGATGCCATTGAGAAGGCAATCTACTTCACCGAGCTGTATCTTGGTTTGCCACCATCAAATGGTGAGGTCACCGTCTCAACCAAATTTGCCGTGGATTTGAACAACGACCAGCAGAACACGATAAATAGGAAATCAGCAACAACGGACATGACAACCAATGAGTGACATTACTCTCAATCTCGAAGGTGTAGCGCCAGAAGTAGCGACCATTCTTCAATCAGATGCCGCAAAGGCGGTTATCGCTGCCGCCATTGAAGCAGCAAAAGCACCGCTGGTGACCAACCGCGACAAGGTGCTGGCTGACCTGGCAGCGAAGAATGCTCGCCTGAAGCAGTATGACGAGCTAGGCGGTTTGGAAACCCTGACCGCCGCTCAACAAGCGCGTGCTGAAGCGGCAGAGGCAGCACGCCTCGCTGCTGAAACCAGCACCAATGCCGAGACGGTCAAGAAGCACTACAGCGAACAACTGTCCGCCAAGGACCAAGAGCTGATTGCCCTTCGCACCTCGGTGCTCGAAGAAAAGGTTGGCGGCAAGTTGAGCGCCGCTATTCGTGAGGCAAAGGGAGTTCCCGAGCTGTTGGAGCCGCACCTTCGCAATCGCGTGAAGGCAGAGCTGGTTGGTGGCAAGGTCCAAATCACAGTACTGACTGCGGCTGGCGCACCAATGCTGAAGGACAACGGTGCCGATGCCACGATGGCTGATTTGATTGCCGAGTTTAAGGCGAACGCAATCTACGGTCGCGCCTTTGAAGCGCCGCAAGCGTCTGGTGCTGGTGGTAAGGCTGATGCAGGAACTCAGCGAGTAAATCCATTCGCTAAGGCAACTCAGAACGTGACTGAGCAGTCGCGCCTGTATCGCCAAGACAAAGCGCTGGCTATTCGTCTTGCCGCAGAAGCTGGCGTCACTATTCGCTGAGTATCAGCGAGGAACGCTAAATAGGAGTGCTAACGCACCCTTTCGCAATGCCTGAGGTATCAGCAATCCACGGTTGTTGATACCCCATCTAACGGATACCTCAGACGTCATCAACGGTGACTGTCGAGTTTGGGACTTGAAGGCGCGCAGCAAACCCCCTTCAACTCTCGTGAGGTATCACTATGGCAAACGCCTACACCCAACTCGCGGACGTCATCGTCCCGTCGCTCTTCGCTGGTTATGTCGCTGAACAGTCTGTCGTTCAGAACAAGCTCATCTCGTCTGGCTTCATCACGGTGAATCCTGCTCTGTCTGCCTTCCTGGCTGGCGAAGGCTTCGTTCAGACGTTCCCATCGTTCCTGCACACCGACGTTTCGGACACGGACGCTCTCGTTCCTTCGGATGACGCCTCTGTCACCGCTGAAGCCGAAAAGGTCACGGCGCACGCTCAGGTCGTGATCAAGATGAAGCGCAACAAGGTCTGGCAGGCCGCGAGCCTGACCGCTCAAATGATCGGCGCTGATCCGCTGCAAGCCGCTGCCGCAATGGCTGGCACCGCGATGAACAAGATTCGTCAAGGCTGCCTCATCAAGGTCCTCGCTGGCACGCTGAACGAGACCGTTTCTGCCGCTCTGGTGAACACCATCGCTGCTGAAGCAACTGGCTCCGTCACTGCCGCTACGTCGCTGACCGCCTCGACCGTCATCGACACGCTCGGTGCCTGGGGTGACAACGCTTCGACCGACGGCGTCGCACTGGTCATTCACTCTGACCAACACCGCGTGCTTCAGAAGGCGAACCTCATCTCCTACGTTCCGACGAACGCTCAGGACATCGGCTTCGGCACCTACCTCGGTATGACCCTTGTCGTTGATGACACCTGCCCGAAGCGTGCTGGCACGACCTCTGGCAACGTCTACACGTCCTACCTCATCCGTCGTGGTGGCATCGGCTTCGGTATGGCTACGTCGCCTGACGCAGTCGAGCTGTTCCGCGCTCCGCTCGCTGGCAACTCTGGCGGCATTGACAGCCTCATCGTGCGCGACACCTTCACCTACCACGTGAATGGCTACGCCTGGGCTGGCGCTACCGACGCGCTGCCGACCAACACGGCTCTCGGCACCGCTGCGAACTGGACCAAGAAGTTCGCCACGAAGCAAGTCGGCGCCCTGGCACTGATTCACAACTAAAACCAATGGGTCTTCGGACCCTTGCGCGACCTCGAAGGGCAGCTCAGCGATGAGTCTGCCCTTTTCTGTTTCTGCCGCCTGATTCTGTAAATAGCAGCATCACTCAAGGGGTCCGTATGTCATTTGATTTCAGCACTGCGCTTCGTCACGAAGCCGACCAACAGTTCAAGGCAGAACTAATCGCCGCAATTGCTGCGCTCACTCAAAAGGTTGCCTCGCTGGAAACCAAGATTGACGCGCTAACACCTGCCAAGAAGGCAGCAAAGGAGTAAGCGATGACTATTGATGTTGGTACGAATTCGTACATCTCAGAGGCTGACGCCGCAACCTACGTTGAATTGATGGGACTTGCGCCACTGTCGAATGCTGAAGCGCTGCTCAAGCAGGCAACGATTGCGCTTGATCGACTTTATGGCGGACGCTACATCGGCGTGAAGGTTGATAGCACTCAGTCACTTCACTGGCCGAGGTGGGTATCGAATGTTGCGACAGGTCCCGAGTATCGTCGTGGTGATTTGACTGCAGCGGTCTTTGAACAAGGCTTTTCGTTGGACAGCGACGGCAACTATCGCAACTTTGGTGTTGTCCCAGTCGATATTGAACAAGCGACCGTTGAACTTGCCGTGATGCTGGACGCTGGCGTCAATCTCTACGCACAACCACTGCCCGTAGTCACAGAAACATCGACTCAACTCGACGTCATCAAGACCTCGGAA